TTACCCCGCCCCCATGAACAGCGCCCGCCGCTTTCCCACTGGCATGGGCGCCGCGCAGCTCATCAGGCAAAACTGGTCCAGTGCAAACAGCACCATCGAATCCACATTCTCCGCCAGCGTAAGCTGCGCCTCTTTCACCCACGGCGTTGAATATCCCGTGATCCCCACTAGGTGCGCGCTCTGGCTTCGCGGAAACCCCAGTTGCATCGGCAGTACGATCGATCCCTTCGCCTGATCCAGATTTCTGCTTCCCGTGAACGTGAAGTTCTCCGTCTTCAGGCAGCTCAGGTTCGAGGCGTTCCAGCTCGATGGCAAATTCACCGCCGTATCCAGCGGCGAATCGTTCGTGTCCGGAGGATACAACACCTCGAACTTCGCATTCGGATACGTTTGCCGCACGAACGCCATAATCGCCGTCGTAAAGGTCCCGATCAGGCCCGATAAGAATGCCGTCTCCTGCGGATAGTTCGCCACCGTCACGTTCGTGTTCCTGAACACCGTGAGCGCCCGCCCGTATTGCGCTTGAAACGTGCTGGTGGTGTAAGCGTCGTAATACGGCATGCCCGAGCCGTCATCCGGAAAATACCACCACTGCACTTCGCCGAATTGCAAATACGGTGTCTGCCCTGCATTCGCCATCAGCACCGCCAGGTCCAGGTAGGCCTGTTTCCAGAAAGCTGCGCTCGTGGGCGAAAAGTTCGTCTGCAGCGCCGGCGTGTTCACCAGCACCGCGTTCCCATCCGGATAGCGCTGCGCAATTCCGGCCGCCGCCGACGGATCCCCGTTCCCCAGCTCCATGCTGAACGCCCCGGTCGCAGCGATCCCGTACCCTTTGAGTGCCGAAAAGAACGCCTGGCTCCAATCCCGCGCCGCCCGGTTCATCCGCGGCACCACCGTCAAATCCGTATACCAGCTTCCATCCCTCCCGCCCGCGAATTGATACCACCCGCCGCCCAGTGATGTCCCCGCCACCGTGACCGGCATCGTGGTCATAGCCGTGCTCGCCGACACCGTTACGTTGTTGCCTGCCACCCCGATGGTTCGCGACCAGATCGTCAGCACATTCCCCTGCGCGCTCGCCCAGATCGCCGTCGATCCGTTATTGATCGATAGCTCGAATGCCTTCGCGATACTTGCCAGTGAATCCCCGAATAATGTGAGATGTTGAATTACCGTCGGCGCCGACGTAGATCCGTACGAGCCGATGCGGATGTAGGTAAAGCTGCCCGCCATGTTCGGGTTGGGCGTTCCCGTGAATGTTACCGTCGCTTTCGCAAACGCGTAACCCTCCGGAACAAGTTCGTAATGCCAGAGCGCCCCCGCATAGTGGCTCGCGCGCCCGCAAAATCCCAGCGACTCGATCATCCACGCCGTCCGCTCCGGTGCTAGTGCCTGCGAATGCAGCGTGTCCCAGTCGGTCGCCAGCGTCATTCGCGTATCCGCCCGCAGCACGGGCAGATTCGTGGTCGGCACCGCCAGTTCCAGATAATCGAAGTAAAAAGCATTCCCATCTACGTTCGATATCTTCACCGTGTGGTTGGCCTGACCCGAAAACGTGCCGACCAGCAGCCGCACCAGCACGTCCTCCCCTGCTAGCGCCAGGTTCACCGGCAACGGCGCTCCATTGTCCACCGTCACCGAGATTTGTGCTCCGCTCCCCGCTTTTCGCGTTCCCAGGTAAAGGGAATGCGTCTGGCTTGCACGATAAGTGCACGTCAGGAAATCGTTAGCCTTGGTCGAACAGTGAATCGTCCCGCCAGAAAAATTCCCCAATGAGGTCTGCGGCACACTCGTGCCCACCGGAGCGTCCCAAACACCCGTATACACCACCGAACGGTCTACGTCTTCAATCCTCCTGCTCCCAGGCCCTGCTACTTGGTAAGCAAGGCCCGTCCCCGTTACCGTCCAGTTAGAGACCGCGACTTGAAATTCGGTCCGGGCGAACGCCCCCGCCTGTAAGTCGGCCGAGTAAGTCCATCGCATTTTCCGTACCGCGTTCGTCGGAATCGGCTGCGCATCTGTGGGATTCTGACGTAAATTGGAAAAATTCAATGTGACCTGCCACTGGCTCGGCGACGCCCCTCCGCTGAGCTGTTGATATGCCGGCTGCCAGCTCTCCGTCTGCGCCCCTGAAACATTCGCATAAACTCCGATCCGGTTCCCATTTGCACCCGCCGCGGATGTGCAGGTAAGCGTGATCGCCGTTCCGTTCACCGCGGCCTGCATCGTGGGCGAACTCCCGTTCACCATCTGTGCAATGACCGCGGTGGCCGTCGCCAGCGAATCTCCGGTCTGCACCCGGTAGGTGTAGTGCTCTTCGGAAAACGCCAGTTCCACATAGTCGCCCGCTGTCACCGCGCCCTGCAGGGTGAAGGTGGCCGCCGCCGCTCTGTAACTTCCCGTCACCGGTGTCGCCAGCGGATATAGTGGGATCTTATACGGCGAATCAGCCGGCGTCGCATCTGTCCAGATACGCAGCGTCGGCCAATCTACCGTGGGAAACAAGTTCGAGTCGATCGGAATGCAATTCTGGCGGGTTTCTTGGTAAGTGAGGGTAATGCCGCTGAGGTTGCCGTCTGGCAGGTTGCGGAACAGCGGGTGCTCGAACGTGTTATCGCGGTTCCACTCGAGCACCGCCCAGTCAAACTGCTGCCGCCAGCTTCCTGAAATCGTGAATCCCATCGCGCTCGCGGAGCTGAGCGCCGCAACAGCCGTCGGCGTCAGGAAGTAGCACTGCAGGTCCCGGTCCGGCCGCAGCTTTTGCAATGTATTGCTCATTTCAATGACTGAGCCGCGACCCGAGGGAGCGGTTTTAGAGTCGGATCACGACTGTCAGGTCCGCGCCCGGATTGGTCGGGCCGACCATGGAAATATCCAGGCTCAGCTGCGCTCCCGCTGTCAGAATCGGCAGCGTCGCCCCATCAATCGTGTTCGACACCGTGTTTCCGTCCGGAATCGTCAGGTTGCAATAAGCCACGCCGTTTTGATTGATTTGCAACTGAATGGGTCCGCCTGACGGCGCTTGCCGGACAACGGCATAAACATCCCGTACCGAGTGCGGATTCTCGACGATAAGATCAGGTGTCGCTCCCGTCTCGATCGCCAGAAATGCGTCCACCTGGAATGAGAATTGCCCGCCCGCCAATGTCCGTAACCCATAGTCCACTGTCTGCGTCAGGCAAATCGCACCCGTGGGGCTGTTTCCAATCAGGTTAGTAACGAATAACTCCGCACTGACTACACGGCAATCCGCTAACGGAATCGGATAACCCCAGCTGCCGCTGTAAGGACTACCGAAGAAGTCCTCGGCGAACGGCACGATAATGATCTTCTTCGTTAGCTCATAAAGATTTACGCCCGCTGCATGCGCCGTCGCCGTCGAGTTATCCATTCCGCGCGTAACCTGGTACTGCATCCCGTTGTTGAGCACGGCCGCTACCTGCACGACTTCCGCCTCGAGCTGTACCATCGTTCCGGGAAGCGCCGTTCCGGCTCTGCTCAGCGTGATCATCGTGTCGGTCGCTCCCACCGCTTGCGCCAGCGTCCCGGGCTGCACACCGCCCAGCTCCGGCCAGTAATAGATCGTCAGCGTCCCCGCTGAAATCGTATGCGTGTTGGTCAGGTCCGTGAAGCTGACGCCGCTCAATTCCAGCATTCCGGCGGCTGTCTGTGAAATTCCCAGTCCGAAGGACGGAACCGGCGGTGCCGCCGCGTCGGTTGCTCCTGATCCTCCGATCACCCACCGGGTTACCGTGCATAGCTCAGCCGGTGTTTCTTCGTTCCGCGCATTCGCTGCGCGGCCCGTAATGTGTATGGTTGTCCCCGTGCGGTTAGGCACCTGAAATTGCACCGGGCTCGTATTGCCGCTCGCTGCTACATGCCATGCAGCCTCTGTCACCACAAAGTAACTCGACGAATTCGGAATAGTGTCCCAGGCACTTGTCAGTTGAAGCTTCGTCGTGGTGTTTGACTGAATCGCCCGTTCCTGCCCTGCCCCTGGACCGCGCGTGATGCGCGCTACCATTCCCTGGTACGCGTTCGCATCCATCTCCAGCGTGTCGTTTCCCATGGTGGTTCCGGACGCAATCGTTGCCGGAAACTCGGGCTGCTGCTCCAGGCGCCAGTAGAAGTTGGCATGATCGAAGTTGGCATCGGGTGGCGGAACCGTTTGCTCTGTGAGCCCGCCATCGGCGAATTGCGCCGCTAATGCCTGCCGGCTCGCGATGCGAAAAAGCTCAGCCGGATTTGCGCCGCGATACACATTAAAAGTTGCTGCCGTCTGCGCAAAACTAAGTGCGGTTAGCGTTACGGTGTAGGTATTTGGTCCATTGGGAATGCTTGCCCGTATTATGAACGACAAGTTCCCTTCCTCTCCAGCTGCATCTAGCGCACTTACCGCGTAGTAGTAACTGGTTCCCCCGTTAAGCGCTCCGCCGCCGCCGGAAATTGTTGGCGACAAGCTGACCAGCGGCGGTCCCGGTGCGCTCGCCGCAATTCCGCCTGGTACCGCGTAGGCCACGATTGCCTGTACCAGCGTCGTACCATCGGTAGCCTGCGCGGCCGTCTCGGTGACGCCAAACTCGACCTCTCCATGTGCACCCAGGACCGTGCCCATCAGAGGCCGCGGAATCCCCACTTCCGGCCCCGCTTGCACCTGCGCGCCTGAATTCCCCGTTGTCTGCCCGTTTGTATCCGCATACCATGCATCGTCGTGGATCTGAGCCGTGATGGTGACCGTGCGGTAATCCATGTCCGGTGAGATCTTCAGGACCCGGAACCCCTGCCGTTCAAAACCTTCTTTTTCGTAAGTCAGGGTAATTAGGTCGCCGGCTTGTATTCCAAGCCCCTTGACGCTGGTTTGAAAGGTTACAAACGTATTGCCGTAAATCGCACGGTCGAGGCTGTACTTCAGAATCCTCGACGCCTGATCGTAATTGGGTATTCCTAGCGCCATGAGTGACGCCGTGATCTGCTGGCCTGTAACTTGAATGTCCTTTGTATCGTATAGGGTGAAACTGTCTTGTTGATATCCGTTGAGCGCATCCTGGAATTCTACGGTCAGCCAGTTGGGCGTGCTGGTAATGTTCTGGGTTGTCACCGTAAGGCTCGATGTCCCATTTCCATTTCGGACAATGTTAGCTGCGCCGGCAGAGCCGTCGCTGAATTCATAGCTTGGCCAACCGCCGTTGTATGTTTCTGTGCTATTACTCCAACTCAGTGGTGTCGGTTGCTGTAATGCGAATGTGTTGGCTACGCACAGCTTGAGGGACCCGTTTGTTCCATACGTAAGGTACAACCGGCACGTGTTTCGGATTCCGCGAATGACATCGCCAGCCGTACGCGACCACGTCAGCGCCAGGTTGCATTGAAATCGGGGAATCGTAATCGTGTTCCCGTTCAGATCCTGGGTTTCGATAAGCTCATCGGCGTATGCCGCTGCTTCCGCGAAACTCGTCAGATCGATTTCGCTTAAACTCCATCCGCACTTTCGTAAAATGTCCAGCACGATCCACGCCGGGTTGTTCGTGTAAAGTTTCCCGGCGAACGTCCCGTCGCTTGCGTAAGTATTCAGCTTCAAACCCTCTACCAGCACTTCAATGGTGGGCAGGGAGCTTCCGTTGTTGATTCGGTTCGGGACGACCACCGACAGTGCGGCCATGCTGCCGTATGGATCCCCTAGCGGATTTTTGTTTGCGTCCGCAAAATCGAGGTTGAATCCACCGCTCCTCGTCCCGGTGCTGAACAAGTTGAACCATCCGGTCCCGGTCATGTTCTTCCCAGCCTGCCCCAGCGGGATGACAATGCCGTTCACCACCACCGTAAGCACCTGGCTGATCTCGCCCAGTCCCAGCAGAACCTCCATCCGTGTCAGATTGCCGTCATTCCGCGCGAATACGATTCCCGGGGTGTGCCACGCCGTTCCGTATACCAGGGGGACAAAGTCGTTGTATTCGGCGATATTGTCCAGCACGGGCGTCCAGTGCCGTCCCTGCTCTCCATAGCTTCGAACCAGGATTGATGACGGAACGAACTCTACTCCGCCGAACCGCTGCGTCGGATTCAGCGCGCGGTCTTGCGAAAACATTCCACGTGCTTGACAATCTGTGCGAGTGTAGCCGCAGGACGTATACGGCGCGCTCCCGAGTAAGTTGCCCGCACCCCCCGGAACATCCGGCGCATAGCCGCAGCGGTAATAGGTCGAGTACTCTCCTTGGGTTCCCCCTTGCGCGGCTTCCTGCCGCTGCTCTAAAGATGCCGGAAATGTCCAAGGGCATCGCCGCTGCACGCGCACCTGCGGCAGGAGCACGCGTTGCATGTTCATCCAGTTGATTGCGGTGAGCCGGAACGTGGACTCCGTGATTTGGTCCGGCGGATTGCACACGCCTTTGAATAGCGTTACCGCGGGGGTTGTTGCGGCACTCCGCACTAAGTCGAAAAACACGAAGCTCAGCGTGAGCGTCGCTCCCTTTAAACCTGTGTTGCGTTCCAGTTCTGAGAAATGGGAATCCGCGTTGGCTAGCGAGATCGAAAGCTTCGGAATTGCGTCGACGCCCTCGTTGGTCGAGGTCTGGATTTCAAAAAGGTTATATCGCAGAACCCGCGCCAGGTATTGCCGCCCCGATACCGTAACTTGGTGAGTCGACCAGCTCTCCGTCTGCCCGTTGGTTAGCTCACAGTCAAACAATAATAGCGGTGTATCGGTAACCGCTTGTTCCTTGACTAGGAAGACGGAACTGGCCATGAGCTATCGGGCCGTGATGCCTAACGCGCACTGGTTTCGGTTGGGAGCGGTGGTCGTGATTACGAAAGTGTCGTTGCTGAAATGAGCATTCGTGTATGCGCCGCCGGTTTCGTAGCTTGGCTTGTATGTAGAGGCCGCAGTCTGGGGCTCTAATTGGAAGCCGTATACGGTCACAGTCTGCCCTGCGCGAATAGTAATTCCCACCGTGACTTCGGCCGCCGTCGTATTGGACTGCCCCGTCAGGCTTACTCGCTGCCATGAATTGCTCGTGCAATAGCTCTTCTCGCTGGTAAGCCCGCCAGCTTGGCGGAATAGAGAGATGCCCGTTTGACTCTGGAGGTGGACGCTGAACGTGTACCAATACCATCCCGGCACGGCGACCGCTTGCTGGATGCCTAAATCCGCGCTCGTTGGATTCTTGATTTGAATTGCTCTTAAGCCTCCGTTCGGATCCGCCACCCCTGTTGCTAGCTGCAGCAGTGCGCTGGCTTCCCAGGCGGGCTGCGTAAGATCCTCACTCCACATCAGGAGATTGGCTAGCGGATCGGCAAACGTGAATGGCTGAAGCCGGCCTTCGCATGTGCCAAAAAACTGATCCAGCATCCCTGCTTCCGTATCCGACAAGCTTTGGTATCTCAGCGTCCACTCCACATAAGGTGCTCCAGGATCGGCATACCTTATCCTGCTACCGTCCGGCATTACATTAGTAACTGTTCTTTGATAGAGATTTCTGGTGATAGGGTGCTGTCCGATCGCTCCCGATGCGAGTTGTGGAAAGTACAGCATTTATGTGCGGTTCTCGACGATTACAAGGCTCAGCGAGCCACGCGTCGTGTCTTCCAGTTGATAGGCCATGGTGTCGCCGTCGAAGCTGCAATTGTTGTAAGTCGCCTGGGTCCATGGATCCACAAACGAGAACGTCCCAAACTGACCTTGTTCGCTTGCGAAAAACTGGGCGAGCATCTGAAGCTCCGTTTCGTCCAGCAGTCTAAGTTGGATACTCCACCGCCGGAGCGCGGGCGTGTATGCACGGTATCGCTGATCCGTCCCGTCCAGGAAACGGACGACTGTGCTTGCGTACTGTGTGGCTTTCGTCGCGGGATACTGGGCTACCGCTCCGGTTTTGAGCAGCGGAAAAGTCGCAGACATTTACAGGCTGGTGATTACGTCGTTAATCGAGTGCATGTGCAGCATGGCATCGCGGACCGCCTGCGCGATGTCATTGCTGTGATCCAGGAAAGAGCGGCTGTCCATGGTTTGTACTTGCACGGTAATCTGTGCTGCCGGCGTCATCGCGCGAGGCTGTCCGCCTTGGTTGAAGTCCGCACCAGGTAGCTGCGGTCCGGCGGCCGCCGTCGCGTTCGCCGCCTGGAAATTGATGGTCGGGGGAAGGTAGAAGGGTGTTAACGGCGGTGGAGAACTGGATCCGCCCCCTCCGAAGAGGCTCAATATCCCTGAGAGTAGGGGCGAAACAGAGATAATTCCTCCGGTCAGGGTGGATGCCATTCCGCTCAGCGCGCCGGCCACGCCGCCGGAGCTATGTGCGGAAGTATTGGCAGCGAGGGCTTGCGTATTCGCCAGCAAGGCTTGCGCCTGCGCTTCGCTGGCAGGCGTGAGGTAGCTAATATTTTGTGTCAGCTGTGATAACTGCGCGCTGAGGCTCGAGATGCTCTGTGGCAAAAGTCCGCTAACGAGCTCACTTATGCCGGCATCTCCCAAACTCAAATCTGCCCGCCCTTGCGATCCCGCCTTATCCTTCGGCACGCTGTCGCTCCAATAACATCTGCTCTTCGAGGATTAGGAATGCCTCTATTTGTCGGACGTCCGAGTTCCTGTTGAGCTCAAAGCCGAGCCGCTTCCAAACGAAATACTCTTCAATCCAAGCTGTACTCTGCGCCGTGACAAACGATTTTGGACATGTTTCCGTTGCAACCCCGCCGCGCGCCCAAACGACTTGAACCGGTGCCCTCAGAGCCTCGGGGACCCAGCCGCATCGCCGCGTAAACTCCAGCTTCAGCCTGCGGCATTCGTCGCACCTCCAGGCGGCTGGGTTTGAAAATTGATACTGAAAGGCGACGATTAGTTTTTTCTTTCGGCTTCACTTAGCCCGCATTCCGCCTTGACTGCGGAAACTGCTTCCCGGAAAAGCTCCTCGGGACCGGCTGAAGCCAGCATTTCGGGCGTTGCCGGGTTTCCGTCAACCTCCAGCCCGATTAGTTCACGCAACCCCCAGGTCACGTATAGCCGGTCGATTTCCGCCGATAAGAGCGCCGCCTCGAGTTTCTCCTCGGCCGATTTGCCGGATTCCAGAAACTCACATCGCACGGCTAACTCGCGGATCTGCCGTACAAGATCCATGCGGCGGCCAAACGACATTCTGGTGATAACGAATGCCACGCCGGGTTGAATCTTCGATTCCACCCGGACCGAACTTTCATAAATCATGTGTTTATCCGAATGCAACGATCACTTCGTTGTCAACGGTCCCTTGGGCACGGGAACTGGCAAAGCTCCACTGAAGCCGCGCACCGCTGTCGTCGTATTCGGGAACCTCCGGAAGTACACTTTGCAGATAGATGCCAAAAAGTTGATTGGGCTGTTGTCCCAGTTGAATCATGGCAGTGATCGGCGATTGTTGTTTTGCCGCTTGGTACAGTGCCTGCGTCGCCTCATCGTCTTGTTCATACATAGAGAATTCCACTCCGACGTTGCGAATTCCCGGTGCAAGTGCTAGAGGCACAGCGGATCCGAATTCATGCGACCGGGTGTCGAGGTTATTCCCAATCACTACTCTGGCATCCGTCAACGTAAAGAACTGGCTGGGCGCGCTGCCTAGCCATACTTGCCCCATATTCCCGGGTACGATGGAGTAATCGAAGTTACCCAGCGTCGGTTCAGCTGGAAACGCACTTAATTGGCCAATGCCGCTCGAGAAACTCGTGCTGTCTACCAGTTCCTGCGCTAAACCACTAAACTGAAATTGATGAAAATCACCATTTATCCTGACGGTGATTCTATCGACACCAGCACCGCACAGAACTCGATGCACTGCCGAACTGGGCGACCAGTAGTCAAAAATACTAACACTCGGCAAGCAGGTTGCTGGCATGTACGTGATGGTTGGCCCTACTGCTGCCCCTATTGCTGGTGTTGTCGAGAACGGTACCTCCAGCTCTACCGTCAGCGCATCAGCGACGGCAGTAACGAAGCGGATGTCGCCCAAGTATGTAACCGCTTGACCGGTCATAAGGCCATGTGGCGCTGTAAACGCTAGTGTCGTTGCCGTCGATCCGGTAGCGACAATTCCTCCCGAGAAAAATAAAGGCGCCGCGCCGAGCCCGGCCTGAAACAGCGGACCGTAGCCGGGAGGCTGGGAAGGCGTGGTCCATGTTGTCAAATACGTAGTCAGGTCAAACGTAGTCTTGCGCCGGCCACCCGGCGGCAACCCCGAGAACGTTCGGCTGCCTGTCTTGTCTTTGCGGGCCGTGACTTCCAATTGTTGCCGTGCCGTTAACTTGAGAGCCGGAATCCGATTACTCGAGCTAATTGCAGGTACTGTGCCATAGGTGTTCTCGGTACCGCAGTAGAACCGGTTGGCATTTGATGAAATGTAGACCGGCATTCGGTTCCCTAACTGACGCTGGCCTCGACGGGAAAGGTCACTTTCGTCACTTTGATGAAATTCCTGCCTCCGCGTTTAACGGGCCCGAACGCAACCTCATATGTCCCTGTATAGAACAGACCCTGACCCCAGTCGCCTCGAATCTGATTGAGGGTTTGTGCTACGGATTCCGTATACAATTGAGCATTTTGCTCTAGACCGTGAAGCCGGTCCTGCGATACCCGGATTTCGATGGCCATCTGTAGCTGGCCGGAAAATCTGCGAAATTTCTCGACCAGCGTATTGGACAGTTTGTCGCAATATATGTACACGGCCGTGTATTTGACCTCTTCGCTCTTTTCGCAGATCTCAGGAGCAACGTTGTTCGCGAAGAACTGCCGGGCTGATAGAGGCTGTAGGGATGCACTGGTCGACTGCGACATTGCGTAAATCGCGGCGTTCATGCCCGTGGGTCCAGTTAGGAACTGCACGATCTTTGAAGTGGCGGATTCGGCGATGCTGATCAATCCTATCCTCTTTGCAGATAACGGGGCAGTTGTCGATAGTAGTTGGGAACTTGTCCATTTCCCGGCGGACGCCCGGAAAGCAATCCGCTCGCCGGTACAGTCCATGGTTCAGTCGAACGGAGAGGCGCATTGTTCTGTAGTCCCACGGATTCGATCGAACAGCCCACATAAACATTCCACGCCAAGCTATTCGTCGGCGCGTTCAGAGGCGTTACTTCCAGCGAGCCATTGGTGGACAACTCCAGAGATGTAACCGGACTTGGCACGCCCTCCTCGCCGTGAAGGTTCAGCCATGAAACCTGCACGAAATAAGCACCAGGACTTAAAACGCCAGCAACAGCTTTGAGCTGAGGCGTTTGAGCGGCGCCAATCGGATCAGCTACAATTCCAAGGCCCGTCTGATTGAGCAACTCATACGCCCATTTGGTGAGATCCTTATATGTATTCCATTTTCCTAGGTACCGGTCGTTAAGCTGACTATAGTAAGCGTCTCGGTACACTAATTCAAGCGTATGAAACGTGTGCCAGAGCTGAAGTGGGGGTGTCACCGCAATGCTGTTAAGTTGCGGGCCTGTCGTAGGTAGGATGCCTGGCCACCAATTTGAAAAACCGATGGGTGCCAAAGGCGCTCGGTTACTCGCTGCCACTATCTGGGCGCCGATTTCTGACTGCGCCATGGCAAGTTTGGCCGTGACATCGATGCCCTCTGAGTTCGCCGTCTCAAGCACGGCGGAATCCTGGGCGGCGAGCTCGTCAAGCGTCGATATAACACCGTCCGTAAAGAGAGCCATCAATTGTCCAATGCCCCGGCTACTCCTTCTGCGGCTTGGCCGGCTTCCGCAGGTCCGTAGCCGGTATGATGGTCACTTGCATCCTGCTCGCAAGTGCTTCGTCATCGGCAGCACGTTTAGCTTCTGCGTTCTTCTGGCGAAAGGTCCGTGCCTCGTCTGCGCCGGCCAAATGGGCCCGTCCGTCCGCGATCATCTTAGCCGCAAGTTGAGAAGGCACTTCAACAGGAACTCCCTCCTTGCCGCCGTCCGATGTCGCATGACTGACAACGACCGTAAAGGGTTCGACCAGTGATTGCTCAACTTCACGGATCTTTTGGTAATAGGCTTTTAGGTTCATGGAGTTGCGCCGCTCGTTTTATACAGCTAGCTAAGAATTTACCTGGACGGCAAAGTTGTTTCGAAGGGCAGCCACGCCGTAGAGTACGTCGACGGTGAACTGTTGCGAGAGCGTATCGGGTCGATAACTCATAATGACCCGCATGCCAAAATTGCCCAGATCGGCATATTCCGCGATTGCTCCTGTTCCCGGGAGCGGCTGTGGCAGGCGGCGGATGACGAGACCGATTGCATCTCGAACAAAGGCTAAGTTGTGAGTCGTTATGGGTGCACTGCCTGTCTTGGACACGAATTGTGACCTGAAGACAAAGAAATCCTTGATCTTTCCAAAAGTACCATCGATCAAAACGCGGAGACCACCTTCGCCGGCAGTTCGAAATTCGCTGAAGCGGGGTATTTGTCGCATTTGTGAGTACGTATTGCTGTCGACGACCAGATACTTGGGTAGTGTCGGAGGAACCATCGCCGAAAAGAGGGCCGTCTCCGCACCGTCGATGACCGCTTCTGTAATCGGCGTTCCTGCTACGCCGACCGCGGTATTGGCGGTGAAGCTCGCATAGAGACCGAGCAGATCGGTTTCTATACGTTCGGCAATAGCAATCACCGCCGGCTGCATATACACTCGAAGTAGATCGGGCACTGCCAGCACCTTGGTCACGTCTGGGATCTGAAATGTCGCCTCGACGTGACTGTTGAGCACGATCTGGGCGTTCCCGATGTTTGGGTTCTGCGGGTTCACGCTTCCGCCCTCCGCGATGTTGTTAGCTATCAGAGTAGGCGGTATCGGGACATTGACTGTATCGCCGGCTTGCGCAAGTGTAGGTTCGTAGTCGCGATTAACAAGGTTGCCCAGGATCAAGTTTCCTACCAGGGCGGGCAGCGCGTCCGCAGCTACAAGCTTCACGATGGCGGTGGCAACGTTAGAAGAAGTAATTGCTGGCATTGAGTGTTCTCCTCTATCGGTGAGTGGAAGTTATTCTTGTCGATCAGGAGCCTTGAAGCGTACGGGATGCGATGCGGGCAATTTCGCGCCGTGCTCGCTCAAGGTCGTCGGCATTCATTCCGGGTCGGATATTATCGAGATCGATGTTGGCGTTACTAGAAGGTACATTCTGCGCAGAAGGCACGCCGGAACCACCCGCGATGCGCGCGGGCAGAAACTCCGGATTCGCATTTACGAAGCCGCTAAGGTACTCTTTCAGGCTCAAGTCACCAGTTTCGGTTTTTGCCACGAGCCGTCCGTCCTCGGTTCGGGCAATATCGTCCTTGACTGCCCTAAAAGCAAGGTCGACTTTGCCTACACCCAGGCGCTGTAGTTCTGCGCGAACGGTGGCACTTCGTTCGGCATCTTCGGCCACTTGCCGGTTTCGCTTGTTCTCCTCAACCAGATCGTTGACCCGGCGCTCCAACGACTCTCGTCGTTTTCGCTCTTCCTGCAACTCCAATTTGTAGGCCGGCTCTGTTTTCGCCTGTTGTGCCCGCGTGAATTCCTCAGCAACCTGCCGTACCAGAGACGGAATATCCACGCGGGGAGCTGCTGACATTGTCTTATCCTTTGATTCGTCCATAGCTTTACCTGCCCTCGCTTGCCGATCCTACCGAACGGTCAATTTCATCGGCAATTTGATTTTTCACGCCTTGGCCTAGGTCACAGAAGTACTTGAAGGACAGTTTTTTAAAGAGCTGCCGCTTCAGCGTGTCGGATTGGATGCCTAGATCGAGAAGCTTCTTTGCGTCATCGAGTTCGACGCTGAATTCGCCGATGTCGAACTCATCCAGTCCCGATACATCGATATTGAGTTCGTCCTGGCGAGCTTGTTCAATAGCTGATAAGACCTTTTTGACGGTTTGCTTAACCGTATCGCCATAAGTTCGGAGAACCTCTTGCGTAATACTAAAATCCCGTTGCTTGCTAAGGCCGGACTGGCTCGAAAGCGACGAACTGGTGCCCCCTGCCTGAACCATCAGATAGCATACGCGGTAGATCTCGTCTTTTAGCCGCTCTAAGTTGTCTGCTGCGATTTGAAAAACATGCCCTTCGGGTTCGGTCCACCCGAATTTGTCATCAGGGCCGAGCTGTATGTAATAGGACTCGCCAACGACTTGACTCCACTCTCTCTCGGAATAGATTACCGGGGTGGCGAAAAGGCCCATGGTCAGAGCCCAGCCGAGCGCGTTAGACTTGTTGAAATGTTCCAGTTGAAGCAAGGCAGCTTTGTTCATTAACCAAAGGCCATCAGAAATCTGCATTTGGAAAAGTGGAACGCGACGTAAGGATGCTAGTCCGTGGAGACCCTCGTCTACGAGGTCAATTCGTGCATCGCGGCCGGTAACCTCGGTAGCGGATCGATAGATCCGAAACGATTCGCGATCGTAGTAGATCCACTTTGTCTCTTTTTTCCAACCGTCGCTTGGATTGTCAGCCTGACGCAAAAACGAAGAGCGCAATACTACCCATTCAAGTTGGCCGCCCACGTCATAATTCCAGTTAATGACATCGTCGGGAGAATAGTCCGCGAGAAATGCACGGGACTTGCCCAGTGCATCCTCCTGTGCTCGTGTGATGACAGGAACGGTGAGGCGCGGAAAATCGACCACCAGAAAGCTCTTCCCGTATATCAGCGCCTGGACCAATTGACGTCGAAAGAATTCGGCTAAGGTTGTCCCCTTTAGATCGCAATCTTCACTAAAGATCGTGTAGAAATGCTTGCCTGCGTCGTTGGCGCCTTCGAACGTGATCATCGGCTCGCGCCGAAGGAGAGTCGCCGCGTACCAGTCGATGATGGAGCCGATGTAGTTCTCGTAGAACACTCGAGCCAGACGCTCAAAGTAAACGTCGTTTGGTTCTTTGCTCCTTCGAATGAGATATTCCGGCGCATGCTCGCGAAGTTGCTCGCCCCCGGTATAGAGATCGCGATACTTGCGCCACATGGCCTGGCTGCGAACGTAGTCCGGATGTTCAACGTTGATGTGCTGCATCAGAACAAGCGCCTGGCGCGGCCTCCAATTTGGGAAAGAGGGCGGCACTCCTGCCAAAGCAAGTAACCCAGGGCATCGGATAGGTGGGTCCTGCTTCGATCTTTGTCCTTATCCGGAGTGGTGCTATCGGCCTTGTAACAGACCTGTTCGAAGTCCTTAATTAGCTCGACACATTTCGGGTCGACATAAAGGCGGATATCGCCTGACGCGCTGCGCAGTTTGGTGTTGGTCAGAGTGACGCGATCGCGGACACTGGGGTTCGACTTTGGCACGCGATACTGTAGAGAATTGTCGGAGTTTTCCGCGAAGAACTCACGGACGATGTGATAGTCGGAACTCCCCGTTGTATGGACGCTGTTGCCGGAAGCGTCGCCATAAACGACGATACCGCGCGCATGGTGGGGAAACCGGCGCTGGAACTCCTGACAGGCTTGCAGGGTGCTCGCGTGGCGCAAAACGATTTCGTCCAGCACGTGGACCGTTCCAGCGACGATTTGGGCCACTACCGACGACATGGGATCGACGTTGAAATCAAGCGCCCAGAGGAGGGGCGCCTCAATACAGGATGCAAGGGGGGTCACATGCTGCTGCCGGTTGAAGGCATAGTAGACAAGGCCGGCCTGGACGTTCAGATATTTGCCGAGGGCCTCCTGCTGAAAGAATGCGTCGTCATAGCTGCTTTTCAACAAGTCGTAAAAATCCGGGATTTGCTCCAGCAGATGACGATTTTCAAAGGGCTGGGCCAGGGTGGTTTCGTAGCCGCGGCGGGGCTCGGAAATGAACTTCCGGTAAACCCAATCGAAACCTTTCGGGGTCCAGACGCCGAATCCACAAAGGCGCTCCGCCTTGGGATCGCGCAAGCGGCCTTCCAGCACCAGCCAGGCGGCTTCGGGGGTATAAGTCAGCTCATCGAGCGCGAACCAGGCGAGGTTAGTCCCGCGCAAGCGCTCGAACTCATCCACGGAGCGGCACAGAACACGCGAGCCGGTGTCGGTCATGGTCAGCACGTTGTCGCCTTTGCTGTACTCAAACGGAATGTAGTTGGCATCCAGAATTTCGAACAACGTTGCCAGCGTCGCATCGCGCAGCATGGGATAAGTGGGTGCGCCGATGAGGCCGACGCGTCCGGCATTAACATAGCTGAGCTTGATCGCCTCCTGGCAAAGCGCCTGACTTTTACCCGAACCGATGGGTCCGGAAAAACCTTTGAAACGCGCCGGCGATCGATGGAATCTCGCCTGCGATGGAAGGGGCACATATTTTATCCCCCGGAAGCAGGCTCCTGATCGTTCGGATCGATCCAT